GGAATGACTGGATCACTCGCATCATTACCTTGTTGCTAGCCTCTTCGTTGTTGATCCAGATTACATGCTCGTCAGGCTCTAGCTGCGTCATCATGTAGCTGGCTTCACTGGCAACGAATGTTGTCTTGCCTGTCTCAGGCCGTGCAGCAATGATGATGAAGTCGCCCTTACGAATCGGGCCTAGGGCTACGTTAAGCTCCTTCAGTCTCCAATCTAAACCACCACTAGCTACCACGCTGGATAGATAGTCTAGGCTAGGACTGACGAACACTTCACTCTTCTCTACACTAGATCCAATCTCCTTCTTGTAGTTGTTCAGTAGCTCCTCAATGGATAGCAGATCACCTCCACGCCCCGTACCAATCTTCAGACATATGTCGTACACCTGCGTAGCGTAGTCAGTTTCGATTAGCTTCGCAAGAATGTCCTTAACGATTGGCTTAGATGTTGCCATCGCCTTCTCTAGGTTCTCAAACGCAAGCTCGTATGCAGCAGGGTCTTTAATCTTCTTGCCCTTGACGATGTAAAAGAATGTCTTGAACTCGTCGGTGTCTACAACAGTGCGTAGCGGATAGTTGTCCCAATAGTCTCCCAACACATTGAACAGATCAAGTGTGATGGATGATACGTTGTGTTTCTTTACATGATCTTTGAATCTTTCATAGTCTGCCTTGTTACTAGTAATTGCAAGTATGTCAATGTCATAACTCATTAAATCTCCATTGTCTTTAATGTTTCCATGTCAATCTCTTTAGGCTGATGATTAAATATAGCCGTTAAGTCGGGAAGCATGGGGCTAAATTCTCTCAGTAGCTTGAGGGCGGCTCGGTGTCCTGCCATGTCATCGTCTAGCCATAACACTTGTCGATTGTGTTGCCTTGCCATCCAGTCCAGTATCTTTCGATCCATTGTTGTACCTAGCAAACACAGTGTGTGGTAACCAGCAGCATGCAGTTTGTAGCTGCTCAGTAAATCCTCAGTGATGACTAGTGGCTTGTCTGGGTCTGCAATTGTTCCGTACCTTAGATAGCTGTACTCTTGTGTGCTGTAGGTAGTGTACTTCGGTGTGCCGTTGTACTTACGAATCTGACAGCCCACAATATTCTTTCCGATTAAATCCTGTCCGTAGATTGGTAGCACCAGTCCACCACGAGTCTCTACAATTCCGAATGCGTCGGTTAGCTCTTCGTCAAAACCATACTGACCTAGCCATAGCTGACCCTCAATACGGAACTTATCATATTCCGTAACCTCTGTCAAGCTTTCATAGGTCGGACTACTTCTAGGAATGTGTACTGGTCGGTGCTTTGATTTAGCAGCAATGGGTGAGTAGTTTTCTTTGGGTCGATAATAACCACTCTCCCCGCAGTTGTGACAGTGGAACAGGAACGCCCCGTCAACATTCTTCACGTACAGACGAGTCTTCGTATCCTCACCAGCAGAACAGTCTAGATGATTGAACTTTACTTGCTCCCCTTCTTCAATGTGTAGGTAAGCCTCACAATTATTAGTAAGGACTTTGAGGGCATCTCGTCCATAGTGTGTTGTCATTCTTTATCCTCTACCCAATAGACACCGGGATTTCTAATCTTCTCGTCACGAGTAGCTCTACGCATACGCACTGTGTTCTTCTCCTTCAGCTTGGCTTCGATGGCGCGGGCGAAACTTCCCCGGTCAAACCACTCGCTGCCGTCTTTAGCAAACTTCTCGTGATTGCGGCCTTCGCCGTAGATTTCCTCATCCGTCAGCCTTACCCACTCAGTGCGTACCCATTCACCCGGCTCGTCCACCCGGTCATCATACGCCATGCATCCACGCTCTACACATTCTTTGCTAAGAATCATGCGTCCGTTGTGTTCAATCAAGGTTGTTCGTTCCTCAGGAGTAAGCGGATACCCGCAGGTTCCACATTCAATCATATTGCTCATTCCAAACCTCCATACATTGTCCACTCCTTAGCCTTTTCGGTCATAAACAATCCCTCGGCCCGGTTCATCTTGGATGAGCGCACGAACAGATCGCCGTCCTCGTCATACCCCAACACCATAACGTCGGTGAGGTTGGCTTTAAGTGCCGAGTGCAATGCTTGCTCAGGGGTGTAGTTCACGCTTGCTGGTAGCTCAATAACTTTCTGGTTGTTCATGTGTGCTCCACAATCTTAATGTTAGTCATGCCGATGATTTGATGACAGACCTTGCACGGCTTTGCCAGCAAGGGCTTGCCTTGCTTGTTATAGCGCGTTACTAGTATGCGATGGGCCTTGTCCCAATCACACTTCACCAGTGCTGCTACCTCTGCATGCAGGAAAACCTTATGGGGTTCTCCTACCTCTGCAGCAATACGTGCCTGTAGTGGGTGCGTCTTGATGTAGCTGTTCTGACCAGAGGAGAGCAATCGCCCCCTCTTGTCATACACAAACGCACTGATGTGTTGTTGGCACATTAGCCGAACACTTTGACGTACAACTCTGACACACTCTTAGCGTCGTCAGGAGTCAGCTTCTCTAGGAAACTAACTTGCAACGCATAGGATGCGTCGTAGCGATTCATCTTACGCGCCCAATTGATGAGGGTACGTGGCGACATGGTAAGACCGATCTTACCGCTATCGTATGCCTGACGCACAAGGTGTGCCATACGCACCATCTTAGTAGCAACATCTGCCGTAGCATCAGTCTTACTAGTAATGATATCCACCTCGTGCTGTTGACTGAGATAGCCCAGACGCACAGTGTTGGTGAATCGGTCAATGGTTGCACTGTTCTGGATACCGACACCAGAGAATGCACCCGTAGTGTCACCCTGTCCCACAGTGTTACCAGCGAACACCAGACGGAAGTCGGCATGCGGGACAATGGTGCGGTCTTCGCTAGTACCCGGCTTCTCTTTGAGGTAGAGGTAGCCTCCATCTTCCAGCAGATTCTGCATACCCATTGCAATCTCTGCGGGCATAAGCTCCCACTCGTCAACCAGACAGACAGCACCATACTTAGCTGCTTCGGTGATGGCACCATCCTCCCACACAGTGGCACCACCACGCACCACCAGAGTACCGAACAGTGCTGCGCTTTCTACGTCGCCCGACATGTTGATACGAATGAAAGGTCGGTTAAGCTTGGCACAGACATACTTGACCAGCGACGATTTACCGCTACCAGTAGGGCCGGTAATGAGGGACTTATCACCATCCTCCAGACCCGCTACTAGTAATGCTGCTTCATCCTTCTGCACTACGTAGTCAGGGTCAATCTTAGGAATCAGACGAACCACATTGGGATCCATACCTACATGGGTAGGATGCACAGTGACACCAAAATCACCGAACTTAGGACGATAGTCAAATATCTCAGAGAACCACACTTGACCGGGCAACAAGCCTACAGGCTTACGTGCCACTGCTTCGGCGGGTTTGGGTTCTGCTTTAGGTGCCTTACCCAAGTGCTCCGCAATTGCCTTAGCAACTCGGTCATTCAAATCTGCTGCCATGTTAAATGCTCCTGTCAATGATGGAAAGAATGGTCGGGGATAGTTGGTTCAACTCACGAACAACTACATTCTTTTTATAAAAATGCACAACGTTAGTATCACAAATGCCAATACCATATGTATCGATTCCTAGCTTCTCTGCGTCGTCAATGGTCTTACGTGTGTAGCCTACTACATCACCCGCATACTCACGCCCTGCGGGACTACCATCTGACAATACTAGTAACACCTTACGATGTTCCTTACGTTGCTGCAGTCGATAGGTAGCGTATGCAATTGCATCACCATCGCTATTATTCCACAGTGCACCGCTAGCATGCTTGAATCGGTCAATGAGTGTGCGTTGATTGACACGCTCACCGAACTCCGAGAACAACCATACCATAGGGTCTTCCTGCTTGTCAACCGCAAAGTTGGTAAACCCGTACACACTGTACGGAATATTCAGGGGCTTGAGTGCCTCTGCAAGTGCACCAGCACCAGCACATGCCATCTCAAACTTAGCACCCGACATGCTACCACTGCAGTCTACCAATAGGCACACTGCGGTATCTAGCGTGTTACTAACAATGCGTTGACGGAACACCTTGTCTGCCATAGGGCTATCCTGCTGCAGCACACGATGTAGGCTACCATTGTGCAGCTTACCACGCTTCTTACCATACTCGTACCGATCACGGCTACGTGTCTGCAACTTGATGCGTAGCTTGTTGGACATAGGCTTCGCATTATTAGTAATGTAGCTGTCTACCTCGTGATGTTTGAAGTAGCTACCACCAGACATAAGCTCAGTAACCTTAGCGGGTGTAGTGTCCCTGAAATTTAGCACAAGGTACTGATCAGGCGTAGGGATAGCATACGCACCCCCTGTCTTGTCACGATATGCGAGATGGATACCCGTGCGGCTTTCCTTATGCTCGTGACCCATAGCTTCCATAAGCTTATCCACGTTGATAAGACGATCTACGTCGTCGTCAACTGCTTTGCCCTCACCAGCATCTGCGTCACCCTCGCCCTCACCCTCTGCCTTACCTTTGCTAGCACTAGGCTGCTCGGTATAGTTCTCGGGATCCTCGTCGTAGAGGTCACGCAAGATACGCTTGGACAGATCCATAACGTCTGCTGCGTCACCCTTCCAGCGCACATCCAGTAGCTCGTCAGTGTACGCTTGCAGCTTGGCATAGCGTGTCTGCCCTGCAGTGTCGAGCAAGGGTAGCATCTGCGTAGTTGCCTCGTGTGACGTACTGATCCAGTCGCGATTGGCAGAGTCCCATGCGAACAGAGGCAATACTAGTAACTGCTGCTCTTGTAAGGGCTTGTCTGTATCAGTCAGACGTTTCTGAATGTCTGCACTATGCAGATTCCAGAAGGCATTACTAATAGCACGATCACCCAGATAATCCCTATCGTTACGATAATCAATACGATGATCCTCGATAAGGTTATTGATGAGTGCAAGCAAACCCGTAGGGCGTACCTCATTAAGGTAATTGAAGTCGCTATGCACTACGTGGCTTGTCTCATGCTTGACAAAGTAGCGCATACGGGCTAGCCACTCGTCATTGCTGCTACTAGTAATGGCTGGTAGCCACATGGTTTTACCATCTGTGCGAGGCGTACTATCTGCAGCATCCCACTCTACCGAAACGCCAGAGTTGCTGGCACATGCTGCTACGTATGTCTCGAATTGCTTAACGTCAAGGTAGGTAGTCATAGGTTCCTTAGAATGGTGCGTCCTCTGGATCTGGCCTAGCTGGTGCTGGCTTGCGAGGGTTTACCGGGATAGGTCTAGATGGAAAGGGCCAATTTTTCATATTAGTTAACCGACGTAACGTCGGCATATGCATAGGTGATGAAGATACGATGGAATTCGCTATCTAGCCAATCCTCTGTTTCCTTATCTAAGTGTAAGCCTTGATTAGCTAGGCGCTGGTTGAATTCATTGAGGAAATCCGCTAGTTCCTCTTGTGTGCGGAAGTCGAGCAAGCGATTATTGGACATGATGACAGACCTTCTTAGCTACGTAGAAACTACACCCGAACTTCCACACCTTGACAAAGTGCAAGCCCCCTACCTTTTTGTATTGGGTATGCTTGGAAAAGAATTGCTTGATCATACTAGTAACACCCTTCAAAGGCGGACTCAATAGCGTCCGTATTGTCGAACCGATTAGTGTCAATGTATAGGTTATGTGCGTCATCATCTTGAAAGAACAGGGTTTCCCCGGTGTTAATGTCTTCAATCTCGTAAGCCCATCCGTTACCATGAGACTTGACAAAGTAATTACCCACTACAAAAGAGTACATGTTACCTCCAGAGTACGTCAAAGAATGCTGCGAGTGCTACTAGTAACACTACGCTAGCTCCGATGGATTCGATTATATCTCGCATACCTTACACCAAACTTACAGGGCACGTAGTGCACGAAGGCGTGACTTTGTAGTGCGGGTAGGCCACTTAGCTAGCGTATAGCTGTTCACCATAGCAAACCCGGTTTTACTGTTCACTGTAGCAATTTCATTACCATGCAAATACAC